AAAGCTGAAGTGTTGAAGACCATGTTAACTGGTGTAATGGGAATGATTCCTATACGCTGGGGATTGACGGGTACTATACCCAAAGAACCATTTGAGTTTTTTGCTCTTAGAGTTAGTTTGGGCGAGGTAGTTGGCAAGTTATCTGCTAGTGAGTTACAGGATCAGGGCGTGTTGGCCAACTGTGAAGTTAATATTATCCAATTACAGGATTACGGCGAGTATAAAGAGTATCAGAAAGAGCTACAATATTTGACTACTAACGAAGATCGCATTAAATATATCGCCAGCGTAATAGCAGAGATTGCCGAAACTGGCAATACATTGGTGTTGATTGATCGGATTCAGGCTGGCAAGATGTTGGAGCAGTATATACCCAATAGCGTATTCATCAGCGGTGTCACCAAAGACGTAGCTCGAAAAGAACAATATGATGAAGTGGCTGTAAACGACAACAAGACTATTATTGCCACATATGGTATTGCCGCAGTGGGTATTAACGTACCCAGATTGTTCAATGTTGTTTTGATTGAACCAGGCAAGAGTTTTGTGCGTGTGATACAAAGTATAGGACGCGGATTGCGTAAATCAGGTGATAAAGATTTTGTTAATATCTGGGACATTGCAAGTACCTGTAAGTTTGCCAAACGACATCTTACCAAACGCAAACAGTTTTACAAAGAAGCTAATTATAATTTCAACATAAAGAAGGCTGCGTGGTGTTGACATTACAGAAGTAACAGTATAGAATATAAAAAAGGACCACACCCTGCATGAAACTTTTAACTAACGACAACATATCATATGAATTAGACAGCATACCAGACGAGATAGACGATTTAAGATTTTGCGTTTTGGATAATAGTAATCCCAAGAATCCCGATTACTTTTTCATGCCGTTAATTTTCTTGGAAAGTTTTAATGCACCAGCATTAGTAATACGTATTGGAACCCATGTTTTAAAAATGCCAGTAGATTGGCAAATATTAATTGGAGAGGCTGAAGTAGGTGACTTAGAAATCGTTCCGCTAACGTCAATTAATGATCGTGGATTTAGTGCATTTACACTCAACCCCATGGGTAGCTTCAGACCAGCATTTGCAAAGATTGAAATACTAGAAATATATCAAGATGTAAAGTGGTACTTTCCCAAGTTAAAAAACAATCAATTACTTGCGGTACCATTAACTGATGGTGAAAAACCATTATGTGCGTTTTTTATCAAGGATGTCAGCCGGCAGTGTGAGATAGTTGATATAAACAAAGCGTGGTAACTATGGGAAATCTAATACCAGGAGCAACATACATTTATGAACAAGCAGACGGTATAACTTATGCTAGAGAGGTTGGTGCTGACCCTAATACGCGGCAAGAAATTGGTTGGGAGTATGACAAGAGAACATCTGACGGAAGACCACTGCACGATCATATAATGGATGATAAACTCTGGAGTGAAATACGTAGAGCAGCCAAGACAAATCCTGGGTTGCGTGACGAACTAGAACGTGTTAAAATGTTTTATTATCTAAGTAAACCAAATGACAAAACCAAAGAAAAGTAAAACACCTGCAGAAAAACGAACACCAGCACCAACTATAGATTTAAAATCGTTGTGCTCTGCACTGGATGCCAAGGATCGTGATTTCTATGATAGACTATCTGATGAATTAAAGAAAAAGTTCAGCGGGTTCCTAACATTACGATATGCATCGTCAGTGCAGGGTGATAATTTGCTGGCAGATTACTATTTGCGGTCAGCCAACCAACATGCCAACGTCAACTTCTTTGATATATCTAAAGAGCATAGAAAATTGCAGTGGCTGGTAATGACTACTGTGGCACCGTATAAACTTACTCCACGATATCATAAATGGATCAAAGCACCATCACCTACCAAAAGCGATACAAAGAAAATTAATGCGTTATCGGAAATTTATCCAATTGACAAACTCAGTGACCTAGAGATGAGGTTGAGTATTATGTCCGATGACGAATTTAGTGAGTTAATGGAAGCACATGATATTGTGATTAAGTAATCGCATGGCCGAGCCCAATAAATGTCGATATTGTGACAAAGAATTCCGCAAAGAATCCACTCTTGCAGTTCATCTGTGTGAGCCCAAGCGACGCTGGCAACAAGAAAAAGAAATAGGCGTACAGCTTGGGCTCAATGCGTATCTGCGGTTCTATGAAATAACACAAGGCAGTGCCAAACTAAAATCATACGAAGATTTTATCAAAAGTGCATTTTACTCTGCCTTTGTAAAATTTGGTAGACATATCAAAGCAATTAATGCCATAGCACCAAGTAAGTTTATTGAATGGGTGGTAAAGCAGAACAAGAAATTAGATCAGTGGTGTCATGATAAGATTTATGCCGAGTACCTAACACAACATTTGCGATACGAACCAGCACAAGATGCGTTGGCCAGGGCTATTGAAACGGCACAGGACTGGGCAGAGCAAAATGGCAGTCAGTTTAATCATATGTTTAGCTATGGTAACAGCAACAAACTATGTTATCAAATAACACAAGGGCGTATCACAGCATGGACCATTTACAACTGTGACAGTGGTATGCATTTTCTAAGCACATTAACTGACGAGCAAACTGCTATTGTGTTTCCCTGGATTGATCCTTCTTTTTGGAAAAAGAAATTTATTGATTATCCAGCAGATGTAGAGTGGGCCAAACACATGTTACGTGAGGCGGGCTTTTAAATGGAAAGTGGCGATATTGATCTTGATATGCCGGATCGTAATTTGCTGTTGGCAGTTATACCGCATATCCCCGCGGTAATTATTAAAGACGATCAAATTAAGCGACATCCCAGCGGAGTATATGTTACCCAGATTCCGCACAATCCCATCACTGGGTTGGCAACCATGGATTACAAGATTGCAGAAGGATTGGGATATCAAAAGATAGATTTTCTTAACGTACATCTATACCAAAAGATACGAGATGAAGCGCATTTACTTGATCTGATGGCCACAGAACCATTGTGGGAATTGTTGCAAGCTCGTGAGTTTTGCGAGAGGTTGATGCATCTGAATAACTCATACGACTTGTTGCAACGTTTACCTGAACCTATCACTAGCATAGAGCAGTTGGCGATGTTCCTGGCTGTAATTAGGCCCAGTAAACGGCATTTAGCCAACAAATCCTGGCTGGAAATTGCAAAAAACGTATGGGATCGTGACGAAGATGGCTATGTTTTTCGTAAGTCACATGCAGTAGCTTACGCACATCTGGTGGCAGTTAATATGCTATTATTACAACAAGAAATTATCGCGGAATCTTCTTTACCAGAACAATCTGTTTGCGCTTAATACGTTTTTGCGCCAAATTCCGCAGATTAATCTGTGGTCCATGAATAACCGCTACATCTTTACTGTTTAGAGTACGTAAGCAATACCTAAATGGTGCCCAGTCTTGTTTCATAAAGATATTGATTGGTATGGTGCGGTTACTTTCCCACCACCATACTTCTCCCAGTTCCAAGAACAGTTGTTTATCGCTAACGGATATTAATTTTCCGTAGTCGTACACATTGGTGATATATTGATCACAGTTCTGTATAATTCCCAGATATTCATTTCCACCGTAAGTGAGAAAACTTATAAAAGGAAATTGATTTAGTAATTTTGTTGTTGTGTCGTCCACTCTTTTGGCTAAATATTAGTTATGCAAACTATCATCAGATATTTAGTAAACCAACAGGTACCGATATTAATAATCGATGAAACCACGCCAACTATAAGGAACAAAGTTGTGTACTCTACTCCAGTGAAAATCTATAAAAATATAGACAATACCGTCGAATTAAAATTCACTAATCAGGACCAGAAACCAGTGTCTGTGATTGGAAAAACTATCAAGATGTATGTAATAGATCAAGAAGAACAACTGGTAGTATTGTCCAAGACAGCCACATCAACCGACGATGGCAGTACTTCCCACACACTGGGAATGGCTAGGGTTGTTATTGCGGCTGCTGATACAGTAGCATTGGCATCTGGGTTCTATAATTTCAGTGTAAAATTAACCAGCAATGCGGATCCTACTACAGACATCATTGCTTACAGCGATGATAATTACGGTGTAAGTGGACAGATGCATGTAATTAAAGGCGTTTACCCAGCTATTGATACTGTTGCTACAGACAATACTGACGAATACGACCTGGGTGAAATCGGCAATGCCTAAGATACTTAAACTCAGACGAGGAAATGCTGACGCCACTAGTACATTTGTGGGTAGTTCTGGTGAAGTTACAATTAACACCACTAGTAATGTATTGGTAGTTCATGATGGAATTACACCAGGTGGGCATCCACAAAATATTGCGGCGGTTACTGCTACAATATCACCTGAACCACCATTGAACCCAGTGCCTGGCCAACTCTGGATTGATACTGACAACGGAATAGAATATATTTACTTTGATAGTGGCCAATGGATAGAATTTGGTAATACTGGAGGGTTAAGTTTTCCGAATAAGCTAACGAATAATACAGTTCAACTTATTTTAAATTCCAATGGGCGAGTGACATTGCCTACTGCCACGGTACCAGCACACAGCTATGGAGTATCTGGAGATGTGAGCGGACAAGTGGCATTTGACGCTACATATATCTATTATTGCACGGCAAATTACGTCAATACCTCCACTCATATCTGGAAACGTGTAGCTTGGTCAGCTGGTACATGGTAGGCGAAAATCGG